ATTTTTATGAGTACCAAGAATTACTCTGACAGAGAGATTATGCGCCGCCGTGTCTTGGGTCTTTCGCAGACTTCCATTTCATATTTTAACAGGCGCGATTCCGATCCGTCCAAGTGGACAATATCAACCTCGAACCTTTCTAGGTGTGCATCAACCGGAACAGCATCTTTGACGACGCTTAAATGTAAATCTGAGTACCTGATGACAGGTGTAATACTGCAAGTTCTACACCTAACTACCTTGTCGTTAATTATCAAAATGGGTCTTTGCCGGCTCACTTGTGCCATACATTCACCGTCCTTTAGCGCAATTATACCACAGAAGGTTTGATTTTATGAGCGGAAACGTTGGCTTTGAGAATCTAAAAGAATTAGGGCTGGCCCTGCGTGATACTTATGGCCTGGACACCTTCATTGAAACCGGAACCTACAAGGGCCAAACGACCACCTGGGCGGCTGAGAACTTTAAGCGGGTTGTCAGTATTGAGCTTGATGAGGGCTGGCATAATCGGGCCAAAGAGGCGCTATCCGGTCAGAAAAACGTCAAGCTGATTCACGGCGACAGCGCCACCGAACTAGCAAAAGCCCTGAAGCGGCTCAAGAAACCGACGCTCATCTGGCTAGATGCTCACTGGTGCAAGGCCAAGAAGGCAACCGTGAATGAGTGTCCGTTAAGGGAGGAGTTGCGGGCGATTCAGGACAGCGGAGTCGATCACTTCGTCCTGATTGATGACGCCCGGTTATTTGAGAACCCACCTAATAGCGATTGGCCTACATTCCAGGAGATTATCAAGCTCCTGCCGCCCGTCTGCTACCTGCGGGTTTGGAATGATGCCATCATTGCCGTACCTATCGGGGCCAAAGAGGTAGTTGAGGAAATCATTGGTGAACATCCGGTCGGGAGAACGGTTAAAGCCGCGCCAGTATCTAAGCCCGTCGAACCCCAACCCCTAGAGCCGGTTACCCTGACCTCTAATGCTTATCTGCGCTGCCTGCCCCCTTTCGCCTATCTGTTCAATCAGTTCTGGGGCAAAGAGCAGGCGGTTAAGGTGGTCCGGTATGAAGTGAGGCCCAACAATATCCCGGCTAATTTCACCAACTACGCCATAGGTAAGCAGGCGGATTATACCTGGTCGAGTGGGCTGATTAAGTACCTAAAGGACCACGAGGGGGAGTTAATTCTACTGATGCTAGAGGATTTTTTCTTGGATAGCCAGGCGAGACAGACGGCTATCAAGGGCGCTTGGGGATATATGCAGGCTAACCCGAATATAGCCAAGATCGACTTAACCAACGACCGACTGAAGGTTCCTTATACTCAACATAAGGAAACAATATTTCAGGGGCTTATAGAATCCACCCCTGACGCTCCCTTTCAGACCTCCCTCCAGGCGGCCATCTGGCGCAAGGATTTCCTCTTGAGATTCCTTGACCCCAATGAAACCCCCTGGCAGTTTGAAAAGAAGGGAACAAAGCGGGTGATTGCTGCTAGAGAAGCTGGAACCTTTAACGGGCTAATCCTGGGCTTCAAGAATCCCCCAATGAGCTATATCAACGCCGTGGGGGGTGAGGGGCGGAACAGCGATAAATGGGACCGGAAGAAGTTTCCGTCTTGGATGTGGAGCGAATTAAGCGGGAGGGGGCTACTGTGAGAGATTTTTGGCTAATGTTAGCCTCGTGTGTAGCTACTGGTTTGGGTTCAGCAGTAACTATTACTGTACTTCAGAATTTAGGATATTTAGGATGCTAAATCTAACCGGCCTCAGCCCAGACGCCATCTTAAAGTATTTCGTGGATCTCCATCCTGAGTTAACCAAGCTGGAATCCGCCGCCCGCAAGAACACGCCCAACACCAAAAAGGCGGTTTATCCCTATCAGGCTGCCGCTCTTTACCACCTGGCCAAGCCCTATAACGGCGGGCAGGCGCTAGAGATCGGGACGGCTTACGGCTACTCCTGCTTTTACCTGGCTTCAGCGATGCCCAAGAGCCGGATTGTCACCCTCAACGGCTCAGAGGGCGAATGGCTTGAGGACGTGAAGATTTTAGAGAAGTTCAGAAATGTAACTTGCCTTCACCGGCTATCCTGGGATTATCTGACCGAGAGCGACGGGACCGCCATTTACAATTTTGTCTTTGTGGATGGAGATCACCGGCCAGGACCCATCAGGAGAGATTTCCAATATTTCAACCGGCTGCTCACCGGGGGCCTGATTATTTTTCACGACTACTCGCCATTGGGAAGCGGGCGGGAATGTCCCCCGGTTTATGAGGCGGTTAACGAGCTATCCAAGATGTTGGGGCGGCCTCCTGATGTCCTGATTGTGGATAGCGAAAAGGTGGGGATGGCAGGTTTTATCAGAAGAGAGGGCGAGGCTATTTAAGTACCTAGTCTACCTGGGCCAAATCAACCACGATTCTATTTTTATCAACTTCGTGGCTGACGTTGGCCTGTTCGAGAGCCGCACTAATGGCGGTAAGTTGGCCGGGATGAGTAATGGTTATAGTGTCGGTTTGGAACTTAAAGAACCAGAACACGCGCCGGGTGAGCCGGGTAATCTTGAAGCCCTTGTAACCCGACCGATTAAGAAGCTCTTTTAGACTATCAGGGGTTAGCATTGGGATATTTTAGCGTAGTTGTATGTTAAACCAAATCGGAGTTAATAGATTCAGCTTCATATACAGCAATCTCGGCGCCACGCCCAACGCAGCTACCATAGGCGTTTCCGTTGTGCCTGGGACGAGCGACGGTGAAGGGCTTTGGACGGAGATAGCGGGCGACGCCAACCTTACCCAGGATATTTATTTTATATCCCTGTGGGTTTCAGGTGGCTCTTTGGGATCGGACCCCAAAAACCACCTGCTTGACCTGGGCGTTGATCCGGCGGGAGGGACGAGCTACAGCGCCGTTATCAGTAATATCGTCTGCGGGGCAAGTGGGAGCGCGGCGGCGGGGGGCGGGGTTACTCTCTTCTTCCCGATATTTATCAAAGCGGGTTCGGCGGTCGCAGCCAGAATACAAGGCTCCTCAGTTACCGCTGGAACGGTTAGAATTGCGGCCTCGTTTTTCGGGCAGCCTTCCCACCCAGAACTTATCAGAGTCGGACAATATGCCGAAACCATTGGAACTATTACCGGCTCTCTGGGGGTTTCATTTACTCCGGGTAATTCGGGCGCAGCCGGAACTTGGGTAAGTCTGGGAACTTTAACGCGGGCTTGCTGGTGGTTTCAATTGTGTGTTCAGGATGACCAGGCCACGATGACAAACAACCTGATTTATCATTTTGATCTGGCTTATGGGGATAGCTCAAATAAACATATCATTATTCAGGAGCTAAGAGTGGCGGTCACATCCAATGAAGAAATCCGGTTTGTAAATCCAAGCGTTCAGGCGTTTGGGTTTGCCGACTTACCTGCCGGCGCTGAACTTTGGGTAAGAGGGACTTGTAGCGCAACTGCCAACACTGGTTGGAACGCGGTAGCGATTGGAATAGGAGGTTAACTTGGCGACTTACTTAGAACTTTATGCATTACGGTACTCAGATGAGCTTAAAAAGCGGGTTACGGCGGCGGTTGCAATCGCAGCCCAGCAAGTTTTGGCCGAGGATAGCGGAACCGCCAACCACGCCAACAGGGTTATTTGGGCTAATGAAGCCCTGACCGACGCGCAGCTTATGACCGAAAAAATAATGTGGCGCGTTCTGGGTAATGCCACGATTGCGGCGAGTGGCCTGGCCTCAACCGATGGTGACCTTCAATTCGTGGTCAATAGTCTCATTGACTTTGTGGCGGTAGCTTAATGGCGCTCACTTTTACCAACGACAGCGCAACGATAAGCACAACTGAGTACAGCTTACCGGCTGATACTACTACCGGAGTCCCGACCTCCCAAACAACCGATGGGGTATTTCAGTTCTTTATCGACTTTGGGGCAATGGTGGCGGGCGACCAGTACGAGGTCAAGTTGTATGAAAAGTGCGACGCGGCCGGTACCCAGCGCCTGGTCGAAACCTGGGTTTTGGCCGGGGTGCAGGGCAAGCCGATGTTTGTTATGCCTTCGATGATCCTGGGTGAGGGCTGGGATTTAACGGTCAAGCGGCTGGCTGGTACTGACCGTTCTATAGCCTGGTCAATAAGGAAGGCGGCTTAAAATGTGGGCTTGGCAACCTTTACCGGCGGCAAACGAAGCGCCGACAGCAGTAACCACTATAATTCTATTTCTCTCGAATATGAGGGGTAGATTTAGAAATATGGTCGGAGGCTTTATCAATGGCTGACTTACGGCTATTTGCCAATACCTCAAACCTAGTCCGATTCGTCTTGAAACACTCAACCACCGGCCAGGGCCTAACCGGCCTTACCAGCGCCTCCAGCGGCCTCATTATCTCAACCATTGCCGACAATGAAGCTACCGCCACCGCCTACACTGTTGCTGGTAGTACCATTGAGACAATTTCTACCTTGGGAACCTTTGCCGCACCAACGGCCACAAAATGTAGGTTCAAAGAGGTTGATAGTACAAACCATAAGGGGCTGTATGAATTCCAATTCGCCGACGCCCGCTTTGCCGTGGCCAGTTCCAGACGGCTCGTTATCAGCGTAACCGGGGCAACTAACCTACTCGATACGGACTACGAGATTCAGCTTGTCCAGTTTAACCCTTATGACGCTGTAAGACTGGGCTTGACCGCCTTGCCCAACGCCGCCGCAGAGGCAGCGGGCGGGCTGTATACGCGGGGAACGGGTGCAGGGCAGATAAACCAGGCGGCAAACGGGATGGTTGACACCAATCCGGTCAGGCTCAACAACGTCTCACAGTCCTTACTGGACCTAAAGGACTTTGCCGACGATGGTTACGACCCGGCGACTCACAAAATTCAAGGGGTTGTCCTGACTGATACCCTAACCACCTACACCGGCAACACCCTTCAGACAGGTGATAGTTTTGCCCGCCTGGGAGCGCCGGCGGGGGCTAGTGTGTCGGCTGATATTGCGGCAATCGAAGCCCAAACCGATGATATTGGAGTGGCCGGCGCAGGCTTGACCAATGTCCCCTGGAACGCCTTGTGGGATACTGAGGTTGAGAGCGAAGTTACCGACGCGCTTAATGCCTACGATCCGCCCACCAGGGCAGAGCTAACTAGTGATACCAATAGCATTTTGAGCAGCCTGACGACTGTTAGTGGTTATATCGATACCGAAATAGCGACCCTGATAACCAATGTCGCCACGATCCTGGCGGCGGTCGATACGGAAGTTGGGGCCATAAAAGCCAAGACCGACAACCTACCAGCGGACCCGGCGGACGCCTCTGATATCGCGGCCTCGTTCGGCTCGATTGCCTCTACTTTGGCAACGATAGCGGGGTACATTGACACGGAGGTGGCGTCTATCGTTGCCAGTATCGCCGCCCTAAACAACCTCAGCGCGGCTGATGTTAACGCTGAGATCGTTGACGCTTTGAACGTTGACACCTACGCCGAACCGGGGCAGGAAGTGCCGCCGGCAACGACCACCCTGGCTAAGAAGTTGGGATATCTCTATAAGGCCCAACGCAACCGCAAAACCCAAACGGCTACCACGCTGAGCCTTTACGCGGATAACGGAACGACCGTGGACCAGAAGGCTACCATCTCGGACGATGGGACCACTTACGATCACTCGGAACTTGGGACCGGGCCATAATGGATACTCGCAGCAAACGCGCCTCCTCTGTTGGCTTCTGGAAGCCTTACGTGATGGCCCTGCCCTTGCCTGATGCTGCAATTAGCCAGGGCGACCGGCAACATAGCGCCTGGGACTATTCGGGGATTCTGGCTGGAGCAGCAGCGGCTCTTTCTTTTCCTGGTAACACTTCGGCCTTTGTACCTTTTAGAGATAAGCGGGCCTTTGTACCTTTCAGAGATAAGCGGGCGGTCGATGTCAATAATTAGCGTTCCCCCCAAAGACCCCAACAACGTTGAGCCGTATTTCTTTGTCTGGTGTGACCGGGACGGGACCAATACCGGCGCGGCGGCTGACAATGGGGAACTGCAAGGCGCGACCATTTCAAGCTTTACGGTAACAGCGGTAACAAGTGGAATAACGATTGACAGCAGCAACAAAAGCGTCGTGTCTATCCGGGGGGTCAGTTATTCAGTTAGTACGGTGGTTACAGTCTGGTTATCCGGCGGCACGGTCAATACCGACTATGACATTTTGTGCCGGATTGTAACCAGTGACAGCCGGACGCTTGACCAGACTATCCGAGTACCGGTAAGGAGCAGCTAAAAATGTGGGTGACCGCTCAAGAGTTGCGTTCACAAATCAATAAACAGTCCACCCTCAGCGATGCGGATTTAGCCACCATCCTGACCGCCGCCGAGAATACGATCAGCCGCTTTTGTAATCGGCCCGATGGTTTCCTGGCTGCCACAACTGCCACGGCCCGGCTTTATGCCGGCTCAGGCTCAGGCTTTTTGGCCATAGATGAGACGCCAGAGATAACCGCCGTGGGGGCCAAGGAGAGCTTCACCGACGCCACCTTTACGGCCTGGGCGGTAACGGACTGGATAGCCTTTAGTGGTAGCTCCAAGTCTCCGAACTTCAACGCCACCCCCTACACGGGCTTGATGGTGAATCCTAACGGAGATTACAGCCTCTTTAGGACAGGGGGTTACAAGGGTTTCCCGATGGTTCAAATAACCGCCAAGTGGGGGGCTTATACCACGATCCCAACCGAGCTAAAAGAGGCGGCGATTATGCAGGCAACGCGCTGGTTTAAGCGACTTGAGGGCGCAATGGCTGACGCCCTGGCAAATGGGGAATTGGGAACGCTACTCTACCGGCAAAGTCTTGACCCGGATATAAAAATGATCCTGGTAGGCGGGCGCTATGTACGCCCAGTGGTAGGCCGCCGATGAACCTAACGATTAAAGGCGTTAATGAAATAATCAGCAACCTTAACCGGGTACAGGGCGGAATCGGCTCCCGTAAGCCAATGGAGCAATCAACTAAACTTCTTACTAGGGAAGCCCGCAAGAATACACCGGAGGACACCGGAGCGACTAAGGAAAGTATCACCCCCTCAGTCCGCAGCCTTAGCAATGGAATAGAGGGAGTCGTTGGTTCTAACAAGAAATCGGCCTTATGGGTAGAAAAAGGAACCCGCCCCCATTGGCCTCCACTTCGAGCGGTAGAAGGTTGGGCGCAGCGGCACGGAATGACGGCTTATCTGGTGGCCCTATCCATTTCGAGGAAAGGCACAAAGGGCCATCATATGCTAGAGCGGGCGCTGGATGACAACCAGAGGAAGGTTATTCAAATGTTTCAGGATTACTACAACAGGTTGAGCAAAGATGCCGGCTAGTACCGTTACCCTCAAACAAATCTGCGACGCGATTCATCAGGAATTAGGGCTGGCCCTGGTGGCTTCCGGTGACTTGACCAGAAGCCAAAACGCTGCCAGCGATAATGTGCTTAACGATGGCCTGACCGAGGGGATTAATGACCCCAATACCTTACAAGTCTACTGGGAAGAGGAATCGCCCGTAAGTGTAGGGGGTGGTACCCAAAAGAAAACCCTTGGCTCTACGCCCTACATTGACGAGGAGATCATTATCCTGGCTGATTATTACTGCCAGCAGCGGGCGCATATCGGGGAAGATATGGCAAAGCTCATTGCCGGGGTTGACGCGATCCGGGCCAATCTCAAAACCCAGAACTGCCCAAATCCTTTCGCCCTAACCGGGATTCCGAGCTTCCAATGGAGTGGGCAGCGGGTGGTCTTTGATTACGGTGGGGTTAGTTATGTGGGCGCCCGTTTTAGATTAGTTCTGAGGACTTACTAATGTACAGATATACCCGGCATACACCCCTTTCAACGGGCCAAAAATACGGCGCGATTATCAAGGATAGTGACCTACCCGCCCATATCATTGAGCGGTTTCTGACCAGCGGAACCCTCATTAAGATGGAACTTCCACCCCTGGCTGTGCTACCAGACAACTGGCAGGAGCGGCGGGACATCCTGGCAACCGCCAACATATTCACCATTGGCGACCTACTGGCGGCTGATGACAAAAAACTGGGGCGGGCAATCCAGAAAACCCCCAAAGTAATCAAGACCTGGAAAAGTGAGGCGGAACAATGGCTGAATCCTGAACCAACTTCTAACAGTGATTGAAACGAGTATTAAACCTTAGTTAAAGGAGAATTTAAGAAATGGCACAAACAACTGCCGCAGTTCCGCAATCTTGCGGGATCATCGAAATCTCAACCAATGGCGTGACCTTTACCGACATCAGCGGGGTTGCCAACACCCTGGAGCAGCCCGAACAAACCCGGATGGTCGGGGAAGCTCGAACCCTGACCGGTGAATTGCCCATTGTCAAGGGTGGCAAGCGGGAAGCAATGGACGTTGTGGTCAAGATCATCTACACCGAAACCGACGCCGAAGCCTATCAGCAAATCCGGGCGATCTTTGAGCAGACCGGTTGTAATGCGGGGCTGATGTATTTACGGTACTCGCCCGCCGGGGGCAATGCTGACAATGAGCGGCTAACCAGTGACGCCGGAGTCCTGACCAGTTTCCTTTATCCAAATCTGAACGCCGAAGAGGCCGGGCCGATTATGTGCGGCTTTACCCTGAGAGTTGGCGGCTTCACTACTACGATCATTGCCTCATAGGTGATTTATGGCAAATAGCAATGGAACCGGGGTCAAAGCTGAGGTAAAAATCAGCTTTGACCTTGATAAATTCGATGTTTCTGAATTTACCTGGGGTGATATGGAGGACTTGCAAGAGGGCAAGTTTTCGGTAATGCGCCGGATGATCGAACGTTACGCCATCGTTGAGGGGGTTCCCGAAGGGGGGCTAACGAACTATCTGCGAAGCCTTAAGTTTACTGAGGTAACGGAACTTAGCGCCCAACTGGTAGCGATTATCAACGAGAAACAGAATCCGAGCAAAAACGGAAAAAACTCCGGGAGCGGCTCACCGCCTACCTCTTCACGAAAACAGGTGAGCCGCCGTTAGAGTATCTCAAGTACAAACTCAGGACCGAGATTTATCACTGTCTGCCTGACGAACTGGATAGGCAGCGGGGAAAATATTGGTTCGAGATGCAACAGGACTTGATTTGCCGGGGTGTTGAGAACGAAACCCAGAAGGCAACCAGAGCGGTAAAAGGCAAGTAAGTGGCAAACGTTATTCAGATCGTAATCAAACAAACTTCTTCCGGGAACGCCATCACCACAGTCACCAAACAACTGGGGCGGATGGATAATGCCGCCGATAATTCCAGCGGGGTTATGTCAAAACTAACCAGTGCTTTAGGTGGCCTCGGTAAGGTTGCCCTTGGCGTGGGCGCGGGTGGGATTCTGGCTCTTGGGGCCGGGTTGGCTAAAACAATCTCTGTGGGCCTGGGCTTTAATAACGCAATGGAACAGGCCGCCGCCCGGATCAATGCCTTTACCAAAGATGCCGGGCTAACCGCTGAAATCTTAAAGACTGTTCAGGAGCGGGCCGCCAAGACTCCCTTTGCCTTTGACGAAATGGCCAGTTCTGCCGCCGCCCTGATGCCCACCGTTAGAGCATCCGGCGAGTCCCTTGAATTTCTTCTTGAGAAAGCGGAAATCTTGGCGGCCTCTAATCCGCTGGAGGGGTTAGAGGGGGCCAGTTTTGCCCTAAAAGAAGCGGTGAGCGGGGATTTTACCAGTATCATCGAAAGGTTTAATCTCAGCCGGTCAACCCTAAACGAACTCAAGGATCAGGGAGTCCCGGCCCTGGAAGCGGTTGGAATCGCAATGACCGAACTTGGCCTTGATACCGACCTCGTAACAGCCCTGGCTGCAACCGCCGAGGGCAGATGGTCCACTTTCAAGGATACCCTCACAACCCTGGCGGGAACGGTGACACAGCCGATTTTTGATACCTTCTCCCAGAGCTTAGGGGGTCTCAATGATTGGCTAGTTCAGGTTGGCCCACAACTCGAGGCCTTTGCCACTGTTTTAGCAGGTAAAGTGGCAGGGGCTATCTCCACCGTACAGGCGGCAATTGCCGGTTTTCAATCGGGGGGGATGGGGGGCTTACTTGCTGCCCTTGGTTTTAGCCCTGAAACCCTGGAGTTTATCAATAGCAGCATCGCCTACATCACCGAACAAGTCAATTCTCTTGTTGAAACGTTGACACCTGCCTTTAACTCCATCTGGGAATCTTTAAGTAAACTCGGAGAGGCTTTTGGCGCTGCTGGGGTAGACGGCGATTTCTTTATGACCACACTTGGGGCTATAGGTACATTCATAGTTGATACAGCTATCCCAGGATTTGTACAACTCGCTGGGATATTAGCCGATAGTTTAGCTTTCTCCATACAAAGTATGGTGGAATGGATGATAAAGGGGCACGAGGCTTTTGTTTCTGTTTCAGCTTTTGTGACCGATACATTTATCCCTGCGTTTTTATCTTTAGGTGACACCTTCTTATCTGCTAATGATGAGATAAGTTTAGTAGTAGATTTATTGGCATCTTTGGGAGAACTCATAAACGCTGTTCTAAATAAGGCCCTGGAAGCGATGGCCGGCCTCTGGCAGAATGTTCTATGGCCAGCCCTGCAAAAGGTAGGGGGTATTCTCAAAGATACCCTGATGCCGGCCTTCACCAGCATAGGGCAAACGGTTAAAGGCGATGTGTCCCCAGCTTTAAGAGATTTCGGGGAAGGTGTCTTGCCTCTGATTACTGAGGGGATTGAGTTTGTCAATGAGGCTGTTCAAAGAACGATTTCCTTCTTCAAGTCTCTGGAGAGTACGGTAAGCGGCATAGCTCTCCCAGACTGGCTACAAATGCACTCGCCCCCGCCTTTAGCCACGGCCTTAGGTATGATAGCCAGCGGGGCCAATGTGGCCAGCCTATCTCTTGCCAGGATGCAGCAAAATATGATGAGTGGGGCCGGGGCCGCAGATAGGTTTATCGACTCCCTTAATATGGGTGGCTTTGCGGCCAATTCGATGCTCTCCAACTGGAACGATGTCAGGGACATTTTGCACCTCAATATCGGGGCCAATATGGACCGCCTGGCTACCGGGCAGCTCACCGGCGCAGACATCCCCCGGATCATTGGTGAACAGGCCGGGGTCTGGAACGTTCCGCCGGCGATGCTTCAGGGGATTGCCGAGGCGCAGGGCCTGGTCGGTCATTTCACAGACACCTTTGCAGCCTTCCGGGAAGAGATGCATATCCAGGCGCTGGATAAGATGACCCAGACTGCTAACCAACTGGTTGGCCTGGGTAGCAGCTTTGCCAGCCGGATTCAGGATAAGATGGCCGCCAAGACGGGTAAGGGTTCGATATTTGAGGCCCTAAAAAAGTTCCTCTCTGGGACCGAAGAATCCTTTTCGTTTACCGAGATGTTAGACCCCTCCACCGGGGCAGCCTCTGCTACCTGGATGTATGACCGCAACCGGGCGCAGGAGAAGTACAACGAACTGCTACAGGAACAACAAGAGCAACAAGAGGCCATAGCCAGAGCAGCCCAACAGCAAGCCGACCTGGCCTTCTTACAAGACCAACTTAGCGTTATCAAGATGGTTCGTGAGGCCGGCTTAAGTGTGGGCGAGGTCTTTGGCGATAGCTTCCAGTTTGGCCTGGGGGCGTCGGCTGAAGGACTACTGGCCGGTATCTCTAACCTGGTTGGCCTGATGGTCGGGCAGATCGACCAGGATTTACAGATTGCCAGTCCGTCAAAGGTGCTGTTTAAGAAGTTTCGGGACAACGTCGGTGGCGCGATGGTTGGCGGCCTCCTGGCGGTTCGGCCAATGTTAGAGGGGGCGGTTGGCTCGATGCTCAACCCGCTAACGAGCGACAGCGCAGCAGGCGGGGGGCGGGTGACCAATAACTACTTTAATCAAACAGTCCACACCAGGGCTGAACAATCCAGCGTAATCGGGGACTTTAGAACGATGCAGTTGATGGTGGGATAAGGATGAATGAGACGGTATTTATTAATCTTCATATTCTGGCTACTCCTCAGTTTACCGGCCTCAGCCGATGGCCCTATATACCTGCCTCTCCTTTCTCGACAAGTTCACCCCTGCCAGGAGGTTTCTAATATGTCCGACTGGAAAATCATCGTACCGTCGGGCATAACTAACAAGGTACTGAACCCCAGCGGCGAAATAGCGGGCAACTTTGCGGCTGAGGCTGGGACCACCGTCACCCAGGTAACTACCTTCCAGCATTACGGCCTCTATAGCTACCGGGTAGAGACCAACGCCAATAATGAGGGAATCCAGTTCACCCTATCAGCCCTGGCTAACGCCATCCATTATGTAACCGTGCGGGTCAGAGGTACCTTGCCCGCCAGTTGGGATTGGGCGCTCAACGGGGCCACCTTTACCGCGCCTACTTTACTTGAGACTATAGACGGAGATTGGAAACTCTATGGCCTGCAATTCTCAGCGGCGCAATCTAACGGCTCAACCCTGCTTGAGATTCACCAGAACGGGGCCGGCTCAGGTGATTTTTACCTTGACGGGATTCAAGTTGAGGAGACCAGTACCTGGAGTACCTACTGCGACGGCACCCAGCCCGGCTGCGAATGGACCGGCGCGCCTCACGCTTCCACCTCTACCCGTAGCGCTGACAGCCGGGCCGGGGGGATTGTCTACGATCTAGAGGATGATTATGGCCTTAATATTGGGGGGATGAGCGGAACCGGCACCGCCCCTCAAGAGTTATTTATTGACAGCTACAGCCAACTTCCTGGCGGTGAACTTAACGCCCGTAAGGTCAATAGCCGGGTGATTACCCTGACCGGGGTCATTAGCGAGGCCGACGAAACCACATTTTATCAGGTTAAACAAGCCCTTGAAAACCTCTTTGACCCCGACGCCTTCCCCAAAGATGAGAACGGCCCACAGCCTATCCGGCTGAGATTCACCGGGGCAACGGTCCATAAAGAGATAGCGGTCCATTATGAGACAGGGCTGGAAACTAACATTGTGGCCACGGACCCCTGCGCCTGGGAGAAGGTGGCGATTCGGTTTGTGGCTGATGATCCGTACTGGTATGAAATCGGGGAATCGGCGGCCTTACTGGACACCAACGACAGCGCCACATTTAGGACAGTGGCGGGGCGACTGAGAAGTACCGGGCAATGGAGTGCCCTGGGCCCACCTAGCGCCAGCGGAACCTATACAATGGTCGAGGCCATCGAAGAGGACTCGACTTATGTTTATATCGGCGGCAACTTCCTGAACTTCGACAACATAGCGAACGCTGATTACATCGTTCGCTACAACAAGCAGACCGGCGCTTATTCCGCCCTTGGCACGGGAATGAATAACGTAGTTTTTGACTTAAAGATTGGATCTGATGGAAGGTTGTATGCTGCCGGTGCTTTCACGACCGCCGGGGGTGGCGCAGCGCTTAGATTAGCTGTTTGGGACGGTTCTACCTGGAGTCAGGTAGGTGTTGGCCTGGGTTCAACCGTAAACGCAATTGCCTTTGGCCTGGACGGGAGCTTATACATTGGAGGACAATTCACTACTTTAGGGGACGCCAGTAATGCTAACCGTATAGCCGTCTGGAATGGCGCCACCATAGCGGA